AAATCCGATGGCTGTGCCTACGTTGGTTCAAATCCAACCTTACCCATACTAAATAAAAACACATAACTTTATATTGATATGCCCACATACCCTGTTATTAACAAAGAAACTGGTGAACAGAAAGAACTTTCCATGTCGATGATTGAGTATGGAGAGTGGAGAAAAGAGAATCCTGAATGGGACAAGGACTGGATGGCAGGAGTTGCCGCTGTTGGAGAAATTGGTGAGACGTATGACAAACTTAAGAAGTCTCATCCTGGTTGGAATGATGTGCTTCATAAGGCATCTAAAGCTCCTGGATCTAGAGTAAAACCTATTTGATATGCCAAGAAGAAAGAAAACGGATCAACCAATAGGGGTCGGACTGACGGCTAAGCAGATGAAGAGGAAGAAACCTATCAACACAGATATGATGAGGGATATTGAACCCCTCACTCCAAATCAGCAAGCTTTGTTTGATGCATATGCAGAGGACAAGAATGTTGTTGCATATGGTTGTGCTGGAACAGGTAAAACATTTATCACACTCTACAATGCATTAAGAGATGTCTTGGACCCAGAAACTCCTTACGAAAAAATATATATCGTTAGGTCTCTTGTTGCTACTCGTGAAATTGGGTTCCTTCCTGGTGATCATGAAGACAAGTCCACACTTTATCAGATTCCTTACAAACATATGGTGAAATATATGTTTGAGATGCCTACCGAAGCAGATTTTCAAATGCTCTACGGTAATCTTAAGACACAGGGAACGATTGATTTCTGGAGCACATCATTTATTAGAGGAACTACTTTTGATAAGACAATTGTTATCGTAGATGAATACCAGAACTTGAATTATCATGAACTTGATAGTATAATGACAAGAGTTGGCGCACAGTCTAAGATTATGTTCTGTGGTGATGCTACTCAGACTGATTTGATTAAACAGAATGAGAAGAATGGTATCATTGAGTTCATGAGGATCCTGAGGCTAATGCCATCTGTAGATGTTGTTGAATTTGGAGTGGAAGATATTGTTCGCTCTGGATTAGTTAAAGAATATCTTATGGCTAAATCGGAACTTCATTTATGACCTTTGATCATTGTAATTATCTTGGTGAACTTGAATTAGAAAAGAAAGAGACTCCTGGGTGTAGGTTGTATAAACTACCTGATGGTCAGTGGGTTCCTTCTATTACTTCAGTGACATCTTTTTATAATCGACAGATCTTTATTGACTGGCGTAAGCGAGTTGGTATAGAGGAAGCAAATAAAATTACTAAGAGAGCAACTGCCCGTGGCACCGATTTTCATGAAGCTGCTCAGGCATATTTGGAAAATAGAGATTTGGTGTGGGAGAATTTCCTTCCTGCTACTAAGTTTATGTTTCATCATGCACAACCATATCTGGACCGTATAAATAACATACACGCTATAGAAAGGACTTTATACTCAGAATACCTAGGTCTTGCTGGTAGAGTTGATTGTATCGCGGAGTATGAAGGAGAGTTAGCGGTAATAGATTTCAAAACATCTGAGAAGATCAAACCTGAGAAGTGGTTGGAAAACTATTTCGTTCAGGAGACCTTCTATGCTGCTGCATACTACGAACTAACTGAGATTCCTGTTAAGAAACTAATCACTTTAATGGTAACTCCTGGTGGTGATGTAAAAGTGTTTGACAAAAGGAACAAAGGGGATTATATTAAGTTACTAGTGAGATATATCAAAGAATTTGTACATCACAATACTGGGTCAGAGAATGGAGAATGAACTAGAGAAAGCACTAGAGAGCAAATTCTTTTGTCCATCTCGTTTTGCTCAGGAAATTGAATCTATGGTTCATACCACAGAAGATATGAATTACATTGATGCTATTGTTCATTTCTGTGAGTTGAATAACATTGATATAGAATCAGTTCCTAAACTTATATCTAAACCATTAAAGGAGAAGATTAAGTATGAAGCACAGGAACTTAACTTCCTCAAGCGTAGTTCCCGCGCAAAGCTTCCTCTCTGAGGGAAATTCGACTTTTAATTCCAAAAAAGGGCGAAAAAAAATCCCGGCAAAAAATCCCCCCATTACCTTTTAGCATGAAAGAAGAATTGACGCTTACCAGACTTCATGAGAATTCTCCCGTAATGGTAGGAATTCTTCCTAAACCCATATTTGCGGAAATGAAGCATTGGGTAAAAGAAGCAAGAAAGGTAAAAGATCACCCATTAGGATATTTGAAGGCACATGAGAATGTGGGATATTTGGCATATGATGGAAAAAGGCATAATTCTTATCAATGCTCTATTCCTCCTCATTTGATAGATAACTCATATTGGTTAGCTTGGGTATTACGGTTATGTGGCAAATATTACCCCCTTCCGACTGAAAATGTTGCTCACCGTAATTATATGTTAAGGAGATATGTGGGACATTTCGACCATTATGATGCATGGGTAAATTTTGCATATAAGGGAGATGATAATCCTACCCATAATCATGCAGGAATGCTTTCAGGGGTGATATATGTGCAAAATCCAGAAGAAGAGCCGGTTCTCTTTGATCAGTATGGTATAGGATATGCGGGACAGGAAGGAACTATGGTTTTATTCCCAAGCCAGACTTTTCACCATGTAGAACCCAAAAAGACTAGAAAGGAAAGAGTTACAATTGCTTTTAATATAGTGCGTCAAAAAGTGGAAGGATATGGGGCTTAAAGATGATGGCTGCGGATGCTTATCGTTGTTATTTGGCTCTAAAGAATCATTTTACTAAGGATCATTATGATTATCATAAGTATCGGGGTAAGACTAGAGCAACTAATAAAGCTTTTTATAAGAGGAAGGATCGATTTTGGTTTGAGAAATTTGCAAGACAAAAGAACGATCAGGAAATAGTAGATTTTTTTGTTTCTAATTTTGTATATACCACGGATCCTGGAACTATGTGGATTGGTGAGATGATTAAAGAAGGGGAAGGACGTTATATGGACTGGAAAAAGAAAATTCAGTCACTTTCGTATATTTTTAAAGAAGAGGCAAATTCTCTTTTTGGTGAAAATAAGGTAAATGATGTGTTTGATTGTTCTAAGGGTCATCCTCCTATTTTAAGGAGTTATCTGGGTGGGAAAACATCACTTGAAACTCTGGTAATCTGTGATATGATATTTGAGTATAGGAAAGACTGGGATAAAAAACTGAATGATCCCGTGTGGGAAACCGTCAGTCTTAAGATCAAAAAATACAGTCCTTTCCTAAATATAGATGTACCACGTTATAAAAAAATCTTGAAAGAAGTTGTCCTATGAGTTTTTTTCAATCTGAAGTTGTCCGTGCTGAGATGACTGAAATTTCCGAATTACAAGAGGAAGTTTATAAAAGTGTGTTTGATTTTCCCAAGATGAAACTTGAGGAACAAAAAGAACATGTAGTGTTATTGGAAAGACTTCTTAATAAGCAACAGATTCTTTATACAAGATTGAGTTTATCTGATGATCCCCAAGCAAAAAAGATGAAGGATGAAATCCACCAATCTGCTGCTTTAATGGGGCTTCCAGGTAATGTTGATATGAATGTTCTGTTTGGGAACATGACTAAAATGCTGAGCACAATGCGTGAGCAGATTGACAATCATTAAATTCTCTGGTAGAATAAACAAGGTACACACAAGCCAAATCTCAAAAAATCCGAGGTAATCTAATGTCTTTTTCAGACTTAAAGAAAAAATCTTCTCTTGGTTCGCTGACGCAGAAATTAGTAAAAGAAGTAGAGAAGATGAATTCAACTGGTGGGGGTGCAGATGAGCGTCTCTGGAAACCAGAACTAGATAAAACAGGAAACGGTTATGCCGTTATCCGATTCTTACCAGCACCAGAAGGGGAAGATATTCCCTGGGCAAAGATGTATTCACATGCATTCCAAGGTCCTGGTGGATGGTATATTGAAAATTCTTTGACCACTACTGGTCAAAAAGATCCTGTTTCAGAACATAATCGTGAACTCTGGAACAGTGGTAATGAGTCCGACAAGGATGTAGTTCGTAAGCAAAAGCGCAAGCTTTCTTACTATAGTAACATTTACGTTGTTAAGGATCCAGTTAATCCTCAAAATGAGGGTAGGGTTTTCTTATTCAAATATGGTAAGAAGATCTTTGATAAGATCATGGCAGCAATGCAACCAGAATTTGAAGATGAAGATGCGATCAATCCATTTGACTTCTGGCAAGGAGCAAACTTCAAGTTGAAGATTCGTAAGGTTGATGGTTACTGGAACTATGATAAGTCAGAGTTCGATGCAGTAGCTCCACTCATTGAAGATGATGAGGCACTGGAAGCACTCTGGAAGAAACAGTATTCTCTTACTGCACTTACTGCTCCAGATCAATTCAAGGCTTATGCAGATCTTGAAAAGCGTTTGAAGTATGTTCTAGGTCAAAAACCTCCTACACGTAGAGTGTATGATGAGGAACTTGAAGATGAAAGTGAAGGTCGGGGTGTAGTTGAAGAGAGAGTAGTTCAAGAGCTACAAAAATCTTCCTCACGCACTACTTCTTCCGCACAGGATGAAGATGATGCCCTGAGTTATTTTCAGAAACTTGCAGAGGAGTAATTACTGATATAGTCTAATATTTTCTGCTTTTTGAAGGGTTTCACTCACATATTGAGTGGAACCTTTTTTATATTCCATTATCTCTTCTAGATCATTAAAGACTATATTTAAAAATTCTGGTTTAAGGACATAGATATCCCGTTTTTCTTCTTGAATTTTATTTTCATATTCATAATTTGTTATAGCTTCAGTGAATCCACTTGCCGTTGTAAGACCTACTGTAGGACTTGGATCAAGGTAAGTGACAGAGTAATTTTCGGGAACCGTGAGATCTTTTTCTGCTATCCATGCACCTTTAGTATTTTTTACACCATCTGATTCATAATGATGAATTTCATTTAATTTTTCTTCACTTCCGTATTTGTCAATTAAGAAATTGTAAAATGAATTTTCACTCATAGGCCATTCTGTATAGATGTTGATAATATTATTGGATAAGAGGATTACCCAATCCAGAGTAGCATCTTCATAGAATTTTTCAGCAACATTATCGGGTCTTTCATTACCCACAATTTTGTATTTGGTAAAGAAACTCAGATCTTCAAAAATATCTTCTCTGAGTTTTGCCCTTCTAAAAAGATTTTTTACATTCCTATAGTTGGAGATAGTTTTATCTCCAGGAGTTCTATCTACATATTCAAAGTCTGGGACTTGTCTGAAATATGGTTTAGGCATTTTAGTAACTCATGGTGCGTGAATTCATATCAACATCATCATTATAAATTGGTTCAAGTTCTCTGAATTGCATACTTACATTGTATTGTGTCATAGAACCATCGTCATATGTCATATAACTTCCACCAGGTGTATAGTCAACATTAAATTGTGCTAAAGCACATGGTTTAATTTTGTTTAAGAAAGGATGTTCAACTTGACCTTTCATTAGATATTCAATTTGATAAACAGCAGGAACATCTAAGAAGAGTTGTGAGGAACTTCTTCTTGGTGCCATAGTCTTTTTAAAGAGTTTTATAATCTCTTTAATAACTTCTGCTTCTCTTTCTTCTCTAGGAGTAAATTGAAAATTATACTGGAAGGATCTTAGTTGAGGACCTTGAAAGAGAACTTCTAGGTTTGGATTAACAACAATACCTGCTCTTCCTAAGATATTGGCACCAACTGCTTGACCTGCAAAGTATGAGATTAAAAAGCTTCTAAGGGTAGGGTCTTTTATTGCCGCATTAGCACCTGAGGCTGCTCCTTGTAGTAGAGTGTTAAATCCTGCTCCTGCTCCTTCATTTGCTGCGGCATTGATTGTGTTAGCAGCAACTCGTCCTGCTGCCATTTGAACTGGATTTAATCTATCTTCTCCCCATGCTACTGCATTAGATTCTGATATACCCGGAACCATTGGCAAGAAAACTGTAGATCCTACTACTTTTTTTCTTTGACCAAAACGCTGTTTAAATCTAGTACCAAACCTGAAAGTTCTTTCTGAAATGTTACCTGCCGAGGTTGCTCCAAAATTTCCAGCACCAAGAGTTGGGACATATTCTATAGGGAAGATTTTGATAAAATCAAAGTCTCCTCTTGCATGATCTAAAGGATAGACTAGAGTTTTTCCTGCCCTTCCTCCCTGCTGTGATCTTGTAAACCTTGCAGATTCAGATGTTCTTAATTTGAATGGGGGAGGAATTGCTTTACCACCACCTCCATCTTCTATTGTATTTCTGAAATTTGGATTAGATCTGGCGACTGTTTTTTCTCTATTTGCACTTCTTATTTCTGGTGCTGCTTTTATTAATTGTTTTGAGTTGTTACTAAACCATTGAGCATCAGCTGAGGAACTGGTACTTTCCCATGCATTAGTAGTGTTATTCCAATATCCTAGTTCATTGTCTCCCTTTAAATCCAACACATAAGCGGGTCCTCTACCATTTTCATCATTGGCAATAGTTACTCTTTTACCTCCCACTTCCGCATTAACATACGTATAGTCGGTTCCTGGTGTTTCTCTAATTTCAGTTAAGCGTGACACTATTACAATACTTTTTATTTATTTAGCAGTCCTTAGGAAATATCCATAAGGAATAGATTTTAAATACTCTATTTCATCATCTTTTACTACATGCAACATACCTGCTACTTCTTGCCAGGTATAGTTTCTATAGTCATTCCAGTGGAAGTTTACTCCTCTGAATCCCCACTTAAAGATGTCAATACAGGCAAT